AAATTTTAAATTTATTTAAATTACTACTGTTTCTATCCTAATACTCTCAAGTATGTCACCGAAAGGAAAATTTGAATTTTTCAATAAGGTTGAACACCATCATATTCCTAAGAATCGACTCCCTGCAAGCGGAATTGAACTCTTAAAGAATTATGTGTATCATCCTAATTTGAGAATTTTGAACTCTAATCCCGATCAACCATTAACAGGTCCTGAACCAGTTAAAGGCGTCGCTGATTTGATAAACTCAGATTTTATCCCGTATTCGCAAATTTTAAAAGAATACTGCCGACCTAAGACTAATGCAGATGCAATTTTTGAAGATTTTAATTCTCCACAAATTAAGACTGTTTTACCTAAAGATCGTTTTCTAACTGACACACTAAGTTTACTTGACCACTTTATGGCAATTAAACCTTATGACATAGTACATTGGTGTGATACAAGATTCTATAATTGGACATTTTCCAGTAGGGCCGACTATTTTCATATTCATTCTAAATCTAGAAATGAACATGCTAAACACAGTCATCCTGAAGACAAAGTTCGTCCGACTACTAAAGGATACTTCGTAAACGCACATTTACATCATGATAGATCGACAACTCATCAGATTAAACACTATGGATTTCCATTTGTGCCTAAATCTAAAGATACTAATGAATCCCGTTTGAATGAATGGCTTCTTAAACATCCTACTGAGTTACTAGTTCGATCACATATCTCTAAGCGTGATAAGCTAAAGGTTAGACCGGTATATAATGCCCCTTACCTATTAGTTCGTTTAGAATTAATGCTCATTTGGCCTATGCTGGCCCAATGCCGCAGTCCTGAAAATTCCTTAATGTATGGTTTAGAAACCATGCGTGGCGGAATGGCCGAGATTAAGCGCATTGCCTGTGATTACAAATCGTTTGTAATTCTAGATTGGAGCAAATTTGATCATGACGCACCATTTTCTGTAATAGATACCTTTTTTACCCACTTCCTTCCCTCGAAGGTTTGTATTGACAAAGGATATGCACGTATAAATAATTATCGTGAACATATCTCTAACTTTGACAAACAAGCTGAAGGATTCAATATTAGGAACGCTAGATCAAGAAACCCTTTTGAGGTCGTTGACTTTAAAAGTAAAGTTTCAAATTTGATTAAGTTTGTTCATACGTGGATTAAAAAGATGATTTTTATTACACCAGACGGTTATGCCTACCGTCGAAGATACGCCGGAATTCCCAGTGGTATTTTAAGCACACAACTCCTTGACTCATATGTTAACATTTTTGTATTAAATTATTTAATGTTAAAATTTGGACTCACTGTCGAAGAGATTAAATCGTGTAAACTTTTAATACTTGGTGATGACGTCGCACTCTTCACACCATTCTCTGTACCGAGGATGGAATCGATGTTTTCTTTTATGAAGACAGCCGCAAAACAGTTATTTAATATGACTATTAATGCTGAGAAATCTAAAGTTTCTGGAATGAGAAGTTCCATTGAAATATTAGGTTATAGCAATATTTACGGTTACCCATATAAGAATATCGAAAAATTAGTAGCACAACTCTGCTATCCTGAACATCATGTAAATGATGAAATCATGTGTGCAAGAGCTGTTGGCATAGTACTAGCTTCCGCTGGAATTGACCTCACATTCTACAACTTATGTGACCAAGTCTACCGGCACTATTTAGCTAAGCTACAACAACCTCCAGGCATGGAAGTTTTTCTCTCCATGCTTCATCGTATGTTTAGATACATACCGCAAGAGGAAGCTTCACTCATTTTACCAAAAATAGTGAACTTTCCAACCCTAGATGAGATTAGAATGATATATTCTGTCCACTTAGGCTACCTGACTATAGACCATTTTTGGTCTAAAAGATACTTTCTTGACCCTCCCTTAGCAATAAGAAGTTTCAAAACTTTACATTGATAGGGGAAGGCCACCTACACGTCACCGTTATGATCGTAGGTTTCGATCTATATGAAAAGATTTCATATATGAGTTTAGATTTAATTCTATCCTCAGCGTAGGTGAGAAATCATCTCCCATTAGTCGTGTAGTCAATATCCTGCTAC